GGAAAAATAAATTTTAACGTAAAAGACTCATATGTAGATCTTTTACAATTAGTATTAATAACTGTGATCGGTGCTTATTTCGGCGGTAGATCACTAGAAAAAGTAAAAAAATAAATTATGAAAGGAAAATTTCACTTGGCTAAAGTAAAGCCAACAATAGATGTGCTACCTAATACAGCGTGGGATGCTGGAGATGTACTATTTGATTGGTATGCTTTTGAAATACCTAAAGGTGGTTGTGCTTTAAAAACTTTAAACGTAATAGTACCAGGTACAGATACTGCGGCAGCAGCTGGAATAGACATGGAACTATTTTTTGCAACAAGCGTAAATGGTGTAGCGCCACCTTCGTTAGGAGATCCCGATAGCGCAATAACAGTAACAGCAGCGACTGCTTGCAAAAACCATATAATTGGGCATAAGTATCTAGATGCAAGCGCAATGGAGAATTCCGACGAATTTGTATCTTACAACATATGGACTAATACAGCGGGAACCGCTTCAACTGATACTGCAAAGGTTGATATGGTATTAGAAGGAGATCCAAATTACACTGGCACAACAGCAGGGTATCAAACTATATGGGTTGCTGCTTTAACAGTAGGTACGCCAAATCACGGTACAGGTGTTCTACTTGATGGCGCTATTACTAGTGGAAATGCTGGAGCTCAAACACTTGACGTATCTGAAGATCAAGAAGCCGCGCACGTATTTGCAATAGGTGACGAGCTTTTAGCTTGCGCTGCTAATGGTAGTAGCGTGCAAAAAATTGGAACGGTAACAGCTGTAACAGATGACACAATTACAGTAGATGCAAAAGACATATTTGGAACAACCGTATGGTCTTCAGGTGCTTTAGCAGATGATGATGAAATTTGCTTTAGAAGACCGTTTACATTCCATTTAGGATTCGAATATTAAAAACAAATTAAAAATTAACTTAAATTAAATAAAATGGCAAAAAAAGAAAAGGTAGTAGACCTTAAACCTACAAGTATTACAGAACAAGAATTGCAAAGCTTGCAAAACCTTGTAAACACTATGAATAGAGCTAACATGGAAATTGGTCAGTTAGAAACTAAAAAGCACAGTGTGTTACATCAAATTACCGGCTTACAAACTCAACTGCAAAGCATACAGAAAACATTTGAAGAAACTTACGGTAAAGTAGATATTAATATAACTGATGGTACTATATC